TCTCTACCAACTGTTCTTAAACCTTGTATAGCCCGTAAGGCTGGTCCAACATACGGTAAGTTTTTAAGAATCTCTGCATCTACACCTGGCACATTACCGATTAGTTTTAGCTTGCTAATAATTACACTCAAGCCAGTAATTACTTCACTTGTAGCTGTAGCGAAATTTTCCATACTCTTTGTTGCGCTTGCAATACTATTATCATTGCCTAGCCGTGTTAAAGCATCTAATAAACTTTTACCTATAATTTCCTGTGCGTTAGCTGCTGCTGCAGTTAATAGATCCATCTTTCCAGCGTAAGTAGTTAATCTAGCTGCTGATTGACCTGCAAACTTCTTATTAAGTTCGGCCATGATTTTATCCATGTCGCCAGTTTTTAATAATGCTTTATTTAAACCAGCACCTAACCTACTTAAACCTGTGGTATTGCCTGCATAGCCACGTGATAAGGCTGAGGTAACTTCGGTTAATGATTTACCCGTTGCTGCGCTTACATTTAATGCAGTATTTAATGCATCTTGGCTTGTGGTGAGTGATCCTGTTACTGTTAATAATTGCTGAAATGCTGGTCGTAATTGATCGTCTAATACACCTGTAGTTTTTTGCAGATCGGCAATATACATTTCTACGGCTGGACCGCTAAATTGGTAACCAGTGTTTTTTAATTGTTGCTCTAATGACTTGGCGGCCTTCTCATCTGCCATAAATGCTTTTACTGCTTCTTTACCAAACCTAGTTATTGCTCTAACTGAAAATGCTGCAGCAAGTGTGCCGCCTAATTTTTTAACTTGCTTATCAAATACGTTTACATCTTGCTTAGCCTTTTTAAGAGCCTTACCATTCCAAGTTGCCGAAGCTGCTACAAATATATTGGCCACTATGCCACCTTCTTAATTTCAGTTTTGCGTGTAAACTCTACAGCTGTTTTATCTACAGCCTTTAATATCGCTTCATAAACTTTTACATTATCTTGCGCCCAAGCTTTGTAGATTAAACGGCCTTGCATCTTTCGACCAGTTGCCCCACGTGCGCCTGGCACTCTTTTAGGCTTTGTTACTGGCTCTAAAGCACCAATAAATTGCTGGCTAGCAAATGGGTTATTTGAATCATAAAAATCTAAAGCTTGGCTCTTTGCAGATCTTCTAACGTAAGTGCCGCTACCTTCATGTTTAAATGTAAATGGCGCTCTGCCTTGTGGATTTAATCTTCCTGCGGTTTCATAAATAGAACCAGCCCTGCTTACGTTGTAAACATATTGGCTTACTTGCCAGCCATTCTTTGTGGCTACATTTTTACCTGGGTTATAACCAATACCAGCCTTAACTACACTGCCATCATATTTTGGAAATGGTCGATCAATATTAGAAGATAATGACTTAGACCAACCCGATAGCACCTGTGTATTAGATGGCACAAAACTTTTGGCTTTTTCTGCCACTGCTCGCATTAACGGATCAATAGCGTTGCTAATTTTAAGCCTTAAATCTTCATCGATAAAACTGAGTCCATTAAGGACATCTTTAACGCCTACGACCTCTGCTGGCATTTTTGATCTCCTTGGCTCTATCTGTTAGCACCTGCATTATTGCTGTGAGCATGTCCGAATCCATATTGGTAAACTCACTAGGCGCAATTCCAGTCTCTACACTTAAAGCAGCTACCGTATAGAGAATGGAATCACGCTGTACTATTTTTTTTCTTCGTCTAATACCTCAACAGTTTCTAAACTGTCAATAAACTCTGCACCCCATAAAGGTACTTGCGCACCTGATCTACGTAAACATTCCCACGCTAACCAATAAATATGGCTTTGCATTTCTGACTCACGTAGGGCTTTAGAGATGCCCATTCCTTTGCTAATTTCAAAAGCGTACTCAACTCCTGGCGTTATTTTATGTTCTGAAACTTCGCCATTAGCCCTTGTAATCTTTAGCTTTGCCATTATTACTCCTTAGTTAAAATGCCACCGATGAGGACACTGTTACTACTGAGTTTACTGTAAAGGACAGACTAGATGTTGCAATTTCGGCTACGCCACCTTGACCCAGTGGGGTTAGGTTGTTTACCAAGATTGAAAATTGGTAAGTAGGATTAGCAGCTGAAACTACAGTGCCTTTAACTGTAATTACTGATACAGCTAGAGTCTGGCCAAACGCAGCATTAAGTGTCTGCATAACCTGTGAAGATGCCCAGTCATTGAGAAAGTCGATTGAAAATGTAGCAGATTGGAGACCCTGAGCGAAGCGATGAGAAAGATCTCCCATTGTTGTCACCTCAAGTTCATCTACAATTTGATTAATTACTGCGTTAGATACATAAGAGCTGATATCTACGGAAGGTACTGTAGGCGCAGCGGCAGTAGCCAATTTAACGCCTACATTGTTATTTAAGTATATGGCCATTGTTATTCCTCTTCTTTTTTAGTTTGTGCGGTTTGTTTTGGTGCTTCTTTGATCTGGCCTATCTTTATTAAGAAGGCTAAGTCGTCTGCTTGTGAACTCATTTTAGCTCCAGCTCGTTAGGATTGATAGGGTGATTTCTGACGTTAATAAATCTCCACTAGCTGCATTGGTTATAGCTGGAGCGGAGACACTTGATATGTTATAAACCAGGGTAGATGCCGCTAGTTTGTTTACTACTGCTACAAGAAAATCTTCTATGCCTTTTAGGTTGCCTTGATTATCAAATGCAGGTGTAGTTATCAAAATCTTAAAATTAGCCAAAGGCGCAATACTTGTCTGGCTATTATTGCTAGGTACGATGTAAGGATCGCTAGGTGTTACGACTACGCTGTTTGCGAGCAAAGTTGCTGGCGGAAACGAGAAGGTTGACCAAACTCCAGCGTTCGCCAAAGCTGTTGCTACTGTGCCACGTAAAGTGCTAATTGCGGCCATTAGCCCACCAATGATGCTGGACTTGAATACGGTTGGATGAGGCCTCTGATTCTATTGATCAGTTGGTATCCCATTCGATAAGGACTAGCACTGACCCCATCCATACCGACCCCGCCCGTTTGACTGACTTGTCTGGCTTGAAATATATCAACTGCCAGAATCATAGCCGCCTCTCTTATACTTGGGGTTGTCGCGTAAGATTGAGTTTTATGATCTGGGCCTGTGGCCACTCCGTAAGGTAATACTTTGTGAAATACTTGATTAGCTGCTGTTTTGTTATATTGAACAAATGAATAACCATTAGGGTAATTAACTTGTCCGTAGTTATACATAAATACTGGGATCAGGCTAGTAGTGCCAGACGTTGGCGGTATTGTGCCAGTAATTGTGTGCGTGCCATTAAATGTAGCACCACAACCACTTACGACTATTGATTGAGTCGCCGCAAAGGCGTTTGGATTAGCAAGCATAATAGTTGCAACGTTATCTTGTAATGCTGTGCCCACTACTGGGGCAGTGTTAAACCATAAATATTGGTTAAGTAAATCTTCTGATGTTTGGCAAATTTCTTCAATAGTAGCATCGGAGTAGAGTGAGCCGATTCCGAGGTTAGCCCTCAACTCGGCCACGGTGACATAACTGGCTGGCATCTCTACTCCTTTGCTAATAGCTCTCTGGGGCTAGGGCTACTAAACCCCAGAGATTACTTATTGGTTAACGGGTCTTATCAGGTCTTCTTGTACTTTAAGATTCCGTTAGGCATCTTGGCGATTGTTGCCATGTAGCCGTAAATTGCAACCTGAACCTGCAAATTCGAGACAACATTCACGCTCATGAAATTTTGGGCGGAACGATATACAGTGAATGCCTCTGGTGCAAGGATAATTGCTGAATCATCATCAAATGTTGTAGCTGTGAAGTTCTTGTCTACATATAGATCAAGTCCTAGCACGTTACCACGAATTGATTGTGGCCCAACTTGTCCAGCTGCGTTCATTGGTTGTAACGCATTAAATACTGGGCGCTTTGTTGTATCTTGCGCACCAATTAACGCACCCCACTGTGCTGGGTTAGCGATGTAATTCTGCGCAAAGTAACCTGTGTTTGTGTAGATAGTGCGTGCGCCTTCTGTTGCGAATGCAACAATACCATCAAGGTCTGCAGTTGTGTTTGTGCCATTAGCAGATGCTTGGATTAAAGCTGCTAATACAGTCTGATCTAAACGCTTTAAATAGGCATACTCGAGTTGCTTTGTGAGTTCAGAATAAAAATTCGGATCTGATCTCTCGAGCAATTCGACACTTAGTGTATTCATACCAGCATACTTAGATACTGTGCCAGTCAAATATTGTGTTTCCATGCCTGTGTTTTGTACTGCGCCAGCCTCGGCTTCTACAGTAACTTCTGGTGCTACACCTGAACCGCCACCAACGCTAGTAACAAGTGATGGCACATTTATTGTCATGCCTGTCGTTGGAAGTGTTCCTTGTGAACATGCATCAATTGCTGGAGTTCCAAATCGAGTATTAGTTACGAACTCGCTTAGATATTGAGTTGGGCTAAATGCTGGGTTTGTTGAAAATGAATCATCTGCAGCTGTTACATATAGCTTTGAATCTTCATTACCTAGAGCAGCCTTAATTTTATGCTCTGTATAAGCAGCCATAGATGTAATTGGCGTACGAATAGATGTTTGAATAAGTGGTGCTGTAATTACTGGGCGTGCGGCTTCTACTGTAGGAGTAGCAGCCTCTGCCTTTGCTTCTTGTGGCGCTGTTGCTAAATCTTCCACAGGAGCCTCGCTTTCTTTAGTTTCGATTGGTGTCTCTGCTTCGCTTTCGCTAGCAGCAACTTTAGTTACTTGCGCTGCACTAAATGCAGGTGATTCGACCAGGCTGACCTCTTTTAAAGTTGCACTAGTCACGTATAAATAATCTTTTTTCTGTACAGACTTATTAACGTCTACACCTACAGATAAGCCGTCAATTAGTTGCTCTCCTGCAAGAATCAAAGCATCTTGGCCTTGCATGCTGGCACTAATTTTAAAGCTAGCATAAATTCCATCTTCTGTTTCTTTGTAATTTGATTGCATTCTACCAATTGGTTTTTCTGCTCGGTGCTGCATAAGCATTTTTATTTTGCCAGCATCCCCAATTTTAATTGAGCTTTTAGCAAATACGACCTTGCCAACGGAAGTATTGCCTACTTCTTCAAAAGGCACGATCTTGCCAGATATAACTCTGCGCTCTGTATCCGCAGCTTCTATGTGGCTACTGAATGTAAGTATCATCGTCTTGTTCTCTTCCGTTAGGTGTTAGGTTTTCCATTTCTTTTGCATCATCCACGTCAATAAGACCCAGGGATAACATTTTCTCTATGGCTTCTAGTCGCTTGATTGTATCTGCACGTAAAAACGATTCTTCAATTGCGAATTTTACCTGATGGCCGCGTGGCGTAATATCATCCATACTGAGTCTATCCTCGATCGCACAAATAAATGGTTGCAAAGAATAAGCAACAAACTCTTTTCTTCCGTCAATGATATTTTGATAGGTCATAGAATTATTCATATCTGCGCTAATATAATATGCAGGTACATTCATCGCTCTGGCAATTTGCGTTGCTAAATATTGCTGTGCTTCGTTGTACATCATGTCTTTAGGACTAAATCCTGTAGTTTCGTAAGATAGTGTGCTAGTCAAATATGCTGTGGATCTATTTAGGCGACTTTGTTTCCATTGTGCCAATAATCCTGATACTTGTTGCTCTGGTAAATCTGCTCCTGTGTTCTTAATGTAACCACTTGGCATCGGAGTTTGCGCAGACACAGCTGCAGCTTTTTCAATATCTAGTGCGCTTTGTATTGTGCGACTTGCGGTTTGTAATACGCCTTGTGTGAGGCCTTGGAATGTGATGAGTGAACCGATTCCACTCATTGGTGACTCAACACCATCTACATAATACTGACTGACCTCTGTGCCAAACTTATTTGTAGTAAATGTAACTCTGTTATTAGCTATCCACTCAAATCGTGATGGTCTTAAATCATCTGCATATAATTCTGTAACACGCCAATAAGCGATTCCGTAGAACAAAAGACTATCGACAGTCCAACTTAAAGTGACGGATCTTGGTTGCCGATAGTCTGGTTGTTCCAGCCAAAGAGGACTCCCCAGTACCTCACCACTTGACTTTTTATAAAGTTTCAGTGGCAAATAAGAAACTACACCAGCAATAAGATTTCTGCAACGACTAACGGCTGGTACTTGCATCGCATAATTACGATCTAAACCGCCAGGGAAATTACCAACACCTGTAGTAAATGAACCATAGCCATAAGCTGTGTCCATAATGGCAGGGGCGTATTGCGCTTGAACAGATTCTTTTTTAGTGTTTATACCCAAAGCAGACAATAGACCCATATATATACTTTATACCATAAATAGGACTTATGGTGCAAGTTAAACAAATATTTGCGCGGTTTGTTGTGGTTTTGTTAATTGGCTTACAACCATGGCTAGGCTAATAGCAGCTGTAACTTCGCCAGCCGATTTGCGCCTGATAATCCTGAAACCAAAATCGCTGGTTTTAGCTGCGCAGTTATTTAAGTGTTGCACTAGGTCTGCTTGCCCACTATGCACCATTGTATTTTGCGCCAGGGCGTTTGCGAGATCTGAACAAGCCTGGTAAAAGCTTTGGCCGCTGCAATCTTGTAATTTCCAGCCAGTTTGCTCCAACTTAGTAGCCACCGTTTGAGTGGCGTACTTATCAAAACATATAGTTGTAGGGTGGTATTTTTTTGCCCACTCGTTTATATCACTAGCCATTTTCATTTCATCAATAGCAATATCGCTATACCATAATTGGGCTAAACCAACCGCAATTTTGTTGTCTTTCATTTGCCCGATTACTAAAGCACCCGATCTTCTGGTAGGTGCAATATCAAAGGCCATAATTGTTTGCGGACCGACTGGTATATCTAGGTTACTATCGCTACACGCTTCAATTGAGCCGTAAACCCAAGGACTGACCGAACTATCTATCCACTGGCAAAGCATCTCAGTTCTTGTGGCCTCCACGCTGTTAGTGTTTACCGATTCTTCCAATGTTTGCTCAGTAATTAAATGCCCTAGTGCTGGGTTAGCCATAGTCCAAGCTTTGCGATCATGTATTTTGCAGTGCTGTGGTGCGCTGTACTCGTAATAGCCTAAATTCTCTGGTGGATACGATAAACAACGCTCGCGCAGATCATTCAGCACACTACTAAACCCATCACCTGCGTTACTAGTCATTAAAGTCATAGCCTGGGGTCTTGCTCTTGTAACTGGCAGTGCAGCTGTAAAGGCTTCTGGTGTCCATTCACGTAATTCATCGATATAAAGGAAATCTGCGGTTTTACCACGAGGCGCATCTCTGGTAGCGGCTGCAATTTCATACCTTGCACCGTTAAGTAATGTAATTGATTCTTGACCATTAGCTAAACGGATCTGTCGTACCTGATCTTTTAAAAACTGGTTATCTTCTATGGTGTAAGCAACCTGCCTAAAGGTATCCAGTGCCATGTTGCGGTTTGAGGACATGCCCAATACGTTTTTACTGCCCCACAAAAATAAATGTGACAAAATAAGCATTCTGGCAAGGTGAGTCTTCCCGTTTTGACGTGCGACCAATACCAATGCCGTTTTTTTGCGCCAGTTCTGCTTTGCGTCTATAGATAACAAATCATCAAGCACCCAGCGTTGCCAAGGGATCAAAGGTAAGCCTATTTTTACAGCTAGATCAGCAACCTCTTGCGCTTTGCTTGCGCCATACAGTAAAGGCGTGTGGATTCTGGGTTCGGTGCTACCTACCAGCTTAGCCCCCTCCTTAATTGGTATCACTTCCGCATCAAGCTGCATCAATTTAAATCGTTTCTGGTTTGTTAAAAGGTGATTCTGGAATGACCCGCACCGTCTCGGGGAGAGAACGTTCTAAAAAGACAGGGGGGGTCGCCTTGTGGCTAAAAAAACGGCTTCCTTTCGCGCTATTACACGATTTACACATGCTTTGGAGGTTATCGGTTGCCCACATGCTGCCCCCTTTTACGCGAGGTATAATGTGATCGACAGTATGCGCTGGTTTATGGCATACGACACACTCCCAGCCATCTCGGTCAAGTATGGTAATGCGCAGCTTCTTCCACTTACCACTACCTATTGCACGATCGCTCAATGCCATCCCTTTGTCTTGTAATGCTCTAATGCCTTACACATAGAACCATAACGTACTAAATTGTATTTGATTCCCCAATCAATTTGTTTAGTACCAGTAGCAGTAGCCAAGTACTTAGACCTACCTTGTGGTATGCCATAATGTGAACCATTACGTGCCTTTGGGTTAAACCTGCTTTCAGCTGTATATAGATCTATTAAGCAATATGCTTCTTCAAAGTCGTTTAATTGTATAAGTATGTACTGCTTATAATGTGTAGGTTTGTAATGATCTTTAGCCAGGGAATAATCTTTTGAAAAGCAAACTGTAAATGCAATTACACAGAGCGCCAGCCAAACTCTGCGCCTCCCGAGCCTAGCCTTTGGCGGCTCAGCTTTTCGATTTAAGATCGAACGCTTTTTGAGGGTAGCATCAATGTCAATAGGCATTAGCATAACCGCAGGTCAGACGGCGTGGCGAAAAGCAATTGCCTCAGCCATTCCATTCGTGCCAGGAAATAAATCATCTAATATATCGCCTTCTTTGTAATTAAATAGATCTAATATCCACAGATTAAACTCTATTGGTTTTGCACCTGGTAAGCCTTTTTTCATAGCAATACGACAGCTAAGCCAATCTCTAACCATGGGTTTGCGAGTACGTACTTTGCGGCCACCATGCAATAACACAGCTTCCCATGCATACTGCACAGTAACAGCCAATATTTGATGGAAGGTTTTAGCCCATATACATACACGCAGTTCTGGGTATTTAGCTAGTATCCACGGTAAATCTGTAGGGTTGCAAGATAATGCAAAACCATCTGGGTAATCTTTATAAAGCTTTTCAATCAAATCTAAATGGCTTTGTTGCTTATCCCACAGAGCTGCATCTTTGTGTAAATCACTATAAAGCCGTTTACCGTGTTTGTAATAAGGAGGATCAGCATAAGCAAATTTCATATAAGCACCCCTTGTGCAGCCCTATTGGCAATAACTTCGCAATATTCTATGTTTAACTCGTAGCCAATAACCTTACGCCCTAATTGCTTAGCAGCTATAAGTGTGCCACCGATACCAGCAAACGGATCAATAATTACACCGTCTGGTGCAGCCCCCACAATCATGGCCATTAAACTAGATGGTTTGGCATGCGGGTGTAGTTTTGTTAAGGACAACTCTTTAGATACACGTATAACACTAAAGCCATTACCTATTTGTCCATATTTGTACACATATAGTAATTCATGCTGGTAACGTACTTTACCGCCCATCCCTGCAACGGCTTTATCCCATATTAACTGGTGATCCCAGGTAAAATTAGGGCTAGGCATTTTGCCACTAGCAAACATGGCATAAGGTTTATCGCCCCACAGCTGCAAAGCTTCATCTCTAACCCTGGTATCTAAATCGTTTGCTATTTCCCTACCCTCACGGCCATAGCCTGTCTGCCCAGTGCCGTAAGGTGGGTCAGTAACCATTGTGTCTGCTTGGTTAGCCCAGTCAGTATTTGCTAAACAATCAGCATTATAAAGCGTTATGAAATCATCTTCGTAATAAGGACTCATCGTGCCTCGATTAATGCGCAAGTATGGCAACCAGTATTTAGAAATTGCCAGCCACCACACTTGGCACACCTATCAATACTACTGTCGGGTATATGTAATGCCTCGGCTATGTTTTTAACGCCAACGCAACCACACTCCATGCACTGGTACGCTTTGAAACCTTCTGGCGTATCTAGCTGCTCTAACCACAAAAACTCGGTTTTGCCTTTACAGCCATTACATTTAAATTGTGCATGCATGTGTTAAGATCCCCATTCTTATTGCCTACAGTGGCACTGAGTACATACTAAGAAATTACCTGAATGTATTAGCCTGTCGTCATTACAAGCTACACAACGCTCGGTACTAGGGTTTAGGCTTTCATTATCATTTTCCATGCGTAATGTAAAGCCTGAACCATTTAGTACTTCAATATATCCCATTTATTCACCCCCTTTACCTGGCTCTGCATCATCGGGCCAAAACCATGTACCTGCAGATGTAAGTTTTGCCCACTTAGCATCACATTGATCGCCTTTAGGTGCGCTGCATACATAACCTGCATACGGTTTATTAGTTGCTTTGGCGATGCCTTCTTTCTTTACCATATCACCATGCCTACAAGTAAACCCAACAGAAGGAACTTCACTAATTTGACTAATGCTGTCGCCAATAGACCAAGCAACAGGAACAGGCTCGTTAGCACTATCTTTAGATTGTGTGTCAGTAAGATGTAACGCATACTCCATCGCAGCCGACTTAGATCCTGGTCTGCCATACTTAGGCGTAAATTGTTTTTCATTTACAGACGCCATTTCTTCTCGGCTTGGACGTTTACCTTTAGCTGAGAGACCCGCATTTGAAATCGCCCTACCAATTGCGCTTGTTTCGCAGTTAGGAAGAGCAAAATTCGCATTAACGCCACGATCACTAACAGTCTCACTCGCAATTCCAGTAGCGTACGGTTTGAGATCGACTTCCGTTCTGAATAGCCTACAAATAACAATGAATCTAGTGTTTGAGGCCTCGATAACTTCTGTTTCCAATCTTCCATCTGGGAACTCCTTCCACCATTTGTGTAATCTTTCATCAACCGTTTCATATTGGCTTAGATCAAAGGCCATTAGTTTTTCCAATCGTCTTTGTTATCGACTTCCGCATCGTAAACTGTTTTATAAAGTGCGGTGTATGCTGCGATGTCGACAAGGCTGTCAAGGTGACCAGGTGATTCTTGTAACCTACTGATCTTCTGTAAGATATTGATAATACAGATGTCGTGCGGCATGAGTGGGTAATCAATATACGAACTGACCAGCTTTGAAATCCGCTCCATGTTGTGAATTGGATGTCCGTAAACTGTGCCTCGCTCGTGGATGAGTTTAGTAGCTGTTGCAAAAAACGCCTCAGTTGTTGTCGGCATTAGTTTTGCTATCTGTAATTCTGCGGTGCATGTCGTAGCCATCTTTTCTACCACGCCAGTACCCAGCCTGAAATGCGTTATCCTTTATGGTTGAATAAACGCCCCATACAATTAAATAACCTAACACGCTATAAAGCACTATCCAAGGTGCAGTTGTCTCAATCATGCGTTCACCGCCATGTGCTGATTTTGTAACCAACATGGGCTTACATAATTAGTTAGCAATACCCAGCCACCAGCATCATCACTATGTGATTCTGATAAGCCACGTGTGCCACCTACGCCATTTAAAAAAGCTTGTGCAATTTTGAGTGATGCATAATCATCAAACCAGTATGCATACTTCCATGTAAACACAGGCATTGGATCAAAGCGATCTGCTTGCTTTTCCCAATCTTGCCCACGCCACTGCATTGAATTAACCCATAAACGCTCAAAGTCTGTAGCGTTAATTTGTATCTCGATCTTCATATAGCCCTAACTATGCCTACATATTTTGCGGCATAGCTGTAGTGTTGCATCTGTGTACGACTTTGTGGATGATTTTGGGGCGTATTTGTATAACGATTAGGTAACGATATTACCCGTAGTATCGCCCAAGTGCTGTAAATGAGCCATCCTTTGAAATAGGCACTAACGTGGGTGTTAGCGTCTTTCCTACGGCTTCTAGTATAGCAATACCCATCTGCCAATTCGCGCTTCCATAGCGGATATAAGAGGCTTTTTTCCGATCCATTAGATTCCCGACCTCAACACCATATAAAGGCCTGTAATGGCTTCCTATGGCTTCTGTGTAGGCACTCATGCCCAGCCTATGGCTATGTCCCGCTATGACCGATTTGCCCCATTTTTTGGCTAAGTTAAGCGCAGTGATTCCAGCGTGCTGGCTCATGCTTCCTTCATCACCATGGGCTAATACCCAACCTGGGTGAAATTCATAAGCTGTTTTGTGATAATCAATACCCATAGATGCAAAGTCCATAAACTTAGGGTACTGCAATTCTGGTAAACCTATTAAGCCAGGTGCTTTAAGTAGTGTGCTGTAAAGACGATCTGTATGGTTAGATCTTATTACAGATGCTTTTTTGCTGTACTCAGTAAGATCCCATAAAATGTCTTGGCAAGCTGCACGATCTTCATTAAGAGTTTGGCTATAAGCCAAAGGTGTCCCCTCGGACCATTTGCTAATTGTCTGGAAATCAATTTCATCGCCAACACATAAAACCTCATCAAACTTTTCACGTCTTGCCAGTTTAATGACGTTTTTAACTGCTTGCTCATGATGGTAAGGAATCTGGAGATCTGAAATTACTAGCCAACGCTTAATCTTCACCCTCTTCTGTAGGATCGATACTAGGTATTATGCCGCCATCACCTATTACCCAATCGGGCATCGTTGCCCTATCTGATACAAAATACAAAGCACAGCTTTCGTTGAATCCTGCCTTCTTTGCAGCTTTGTAGATCTCGTTCATAGCAATATAATGCTGATCTAACTTAGATAATGGCTCTGGTGATTTACGCACCACACGCCTGTTTATCTTTTTGCGCTTGCGCCTTGTATCTGCCATGTGATTATTGTCGCTTAACTATTAAAGAATACAGATCATCAACACGCTGTTCTAGCCTAGTTAATTGATCCTTCATACTTGAGCCAGAATTGGGTTTCAGTTCTTGTAAGTAAGACTTAATAACCCAGCGCAGAACCAGCAATATACTGCTTGCTATAGCGCATGCGCCAACGGCTAATCCAACCCACTCGTTCGGGCTCATGCTTCATCTGCACCGAGGCCATAGGCACTATCGGTTGTATCTAAAGCCCTAGCTGCTGGGCCTGCAAGTGCGGCCACTACTACTGATATAACTGGATCTAGTCCTAACTCATTACTAGCCAAAAATGTTAAAAATGATACCAATACGCCACGTGCGTAGGATTTAAGTATTGCCTTTTGCTTCTTGCTTATCTTCATATTTTGCCCCCTAGTAGTGGTATATCAAACGGCTTGCTGTCTTTATCGCCTAACTTTGTAAAGCTAATATGCATATGTCGCAAGTGTTTATTAAAACCCCTATATTTTCGCCACTTGTAATTAAGTATTTTGCTAGCAATCATGCCATTATGGATTACGTAAGATATGCGTTTATCGGATTTAGCACATTCTCTGATTTGGTCAGCCAAATATATTGAGAGCCCCTCGGATGAATCCAAGCGAGAATCAATATCAATGGCTCGTACACACCCATTTGTGTCTGGATTATGATCGGATGCATTTCCTTTTTTGGCATGACGAGCGTCGCCCAGCCATCCATCAGTGGTAGTCCTACGATCACTGAACCAAAAATCAATCTGATCCCTTAATTGCACACCAGCTGCACATAACCATGGTTTCATTTGCCACACTTCCTCAAGATTGTGCTATAAACCTAAAGCCTTTAAATCATCAGTAGTTAAACCAAGTGCGGCTAATTTGCTTTCGGCAGTTGCCTTGGCTTGCGCCTTCGCTTCGGCTTCGGCATCTAATATGGCTTTCGTTGCTAAGTAATTGGCCTCATCAATTTTTTGCTGGGCTATTTCTTCCGCAGTTAATTCTCTAAAAGTTTCTTCGCCTGTTTCACAATTAACTATTCTTTTCATTATGAGATACCATACAATCTAATAGATGTGCTTGTTGAATTGGATAAAGTTCCCGCACCACTAAATCTAACAATATCTAATGAAGTTATTGCGCTTGTGCTTTCATAAACACATTTTGCAGAAACATTAACTTTAATTGAACCTGATATTTTATAGGATGTTTCCCAAAAAACAAGTTTGAATTTAGATGTAGAAGTGTAATTGTCAATCAATATAGAACCTTGCGATCTTTCGTTTTTTGTATTAGGTGTATTTTTACCAAAAGGAAGTCTAATTGACCCACCTATTGAAGTTTGATCATTATTATATTCATCTAAAACGCTTGCATCATCAGCACCAAATTGTTGAACTTGATAAATACCACTCGAGTCATTATTTAATCTTAAAGAAAATCCAGTATCTGAACCTTGATACAATCCACTCCAAGTCATAAACAATTGTTTGTAACTTCCTAAACTAGAATAAGAAATAGATGTATCAGCATTGGCAACTGTTTCGGCTATTAAAGTCATACCACCACCGCTTGCAGGCGTAGCCCACTCTGGTGCAGTTGCTCCAGAATTTACCCGTAACACTTGACTAGCTGTACCTATTCCAAGTCTAACTGGTGTAGATCCTGGTGAAGAATAAATAATATCGCCTGTAGTAGTCATTGGGTTAGTCATGCCAGTAGTATCTAAATTAGCCCAAGCACTGCCTGTGTAATATGTAGTTACATTTGTGTCTTTAAGATAAGCAAAGTTACCTTCTTGTGGTGATGTTACAGCTGCATCCCTAGCAGCGGCACTGGCAAATACCCAGACACCTTGCATTAAATAGCCATCTACATCGGCGGCGGTTAATACCTCGCCTGTAGTAAAGTCTTTAAAACCTAATCCTGCCGCCATTTGTACTCCCTAGTAACTTAGGACATTATAGTCTAAAGTGCCATAAATCGTATCATTTAGGATGAAAGAATCTAGCACAGGCTCTAATGTCGTGAACGTGGTTTTCCAACTATTCGGTGTGATATTCATTTTTACACCAAAAATCTGTAAGGTTTTTTCTAGGGTAGATCCCCCTGGCTGGGTAGTAATTACCTTTATAGGATCAAAAAAGTCTAGGTCTAGGGCTGCAATAATGCCTGTGTTGTAATTGTTTGTGTATAAATCTAGGACTATTGAGTCCACTCGTATAGTTGTCTCGGCTCTACTAGCAACATAGGCCTGTGCGTAATCTAGGGCTACTGCATCAGTCTGCATAAGTAAGTTGTCTAAGAAGTAGCTGTGTAAAAAGTATTTATCTATGCTTGCTTGATTTAAGGCTACTTGGGCTGTTCCACCTGCTCTAGTAATAGTGGCTTTATTAAATATAAGCACATCATTTAGTATCCAACTAGCATCAAAGTAATCTATACCTGTGCCATTATCTGCAAAGACTGTAGGTGTGCCGCCAATAGATCCAGCTGTAACATTTCTATCTTGAAATACAAACGAGCCAGACGCATCGACATACAACGCGCCATACTCGGAAGTCGCTACAGTAGTTAAAGCTTGCAGTGCTGTGCGGTTAGTGCCTGGGTCTGCTTGCATAGTAGTAAGACCTGCATCCACGTCACGCATAGTCGCTGGCCATGAGATTTGATCTAGTATTTCGTTAATACGTGTGCCCGATAAGTCGCCTGCAGTAGCACCTGTAACTGTGCTGATCTGTGCTACCTGCGCTAATCTAAATGCATCTACAGCTTGTATTGTTGTAATGGCTAAATCTTCACCAGACTCATCTGGATATGTAGTTACATAAGACGTAATAAATCCTGAAAATATAGGATAAGTAACACTTCCGTAAGTTGCAGTAATCTGCACCTTCTTCATAGGTGTTAAAAGATTTGCGTACGGCCCTGTAACGTTTTGCGGATTAAAGTCGCCATTTTGATCTACTATGCGTAAGGTTAGTGAGCCTGTCTGAAATTGATCTGATAAAGCTGTACGGCCTCGGTTAGTCTCTATGCGATTAACCTGATTAGACACATCTACAATTACAGCTGCTGCATCTGCCAATACGTTTGTATCTAATATGCCTGTATCTAATATCATAGCCTGAGCAAAACTAGGCCCAGTGCTAAAGTTAATTACAGCATTTATTACAGGTAAGGTCATTAAAAGCCCTGACCTGCTGGCACTGTGCTATATCCATTTCTTGTGGCAATTTGTATAGATTCTGCTATCGCTTGACTTAATTTGTCACCACTGCCAGTTGTATCTACTGTTACTCGTATATCCATAGATTGTTGGTTGCTAGATTTTTGCACACCAAAACCAGGAAAATTTGATAAATAGTCTTGTATTTTATTGTTTAGATTTTTTGTTGATTCTATGGCCAATTTTTGCACTGCTGGTGTATAAATTATATCACTACCATCATCACTACCACCACCACCACCACCACCACCACTAGATGGACTAGTAAAATTAAATTTAGCCAAAAGAGCGGATATGCGTGCATTCAAATCTCTTACTAAATCCAAAACCATGTTTGTCACATAATCATCTATTTTCGCGTTTAACGTTCTTACTTGTTTAATTGCAAATTCTTCTAAAGTCATACCTGCCAGTTTTGCCTGCTCTGCAAGTTTTCTTAATGCCTCCGTTGCTTCTAATTCCGCCAAATACTTTTTAGCCAAAGCCTCGTTATTGTCTAAGATTGCTAGCTGTGATTTTAGGCGTAACTTAGTCTCTTCATCAGTTGCGTTGTTTAGGGCTGCGTTTATGCCTATACGCTCTAGGTCAAACTTCTTTTTAAGTTCTTCTACGTTCTTATTTTCAATAGCGTTCTTTTTGTTTAGTAATGCTAGTTCGTCTTTTTTGGCTTTTAATAATTTAAGTTGAGTGCCGATTTCTGCAACAGATGGTCGGGCGACTGTGTTAAATTGTGACGGCGTATTTTCTCTACCAACTGTTCTCAAACCTTGTATAGCCCGTAACGCTGGCCCAACGTATGGTAAGTTTTTAAGAATCTCTGCATCTACACCTGGCACATTACCGATTAGTTTTAGCTTGCTAATAATTACACTCAAGCCAGTAATTACTTCACTTGTAGCTGTAGCGAAATTTTCCATACTCTTTG